TTAAGTTTTGTTTTTACTCTATTAAAATATACATTTCTTAACTTTTCTAAATCAGGATAATCTGTGGAAAACATTAATTCTGGATTTCCTAAGTAATTTTGCAAAGAATCAAACGTTGAAAACATGTTTATAATGTCTTTATTTAAAGCATCTACCAAAGAGAAATCAATAGAAAATCTTGAATCATCTATAGGAGATTCTGATCTAACAATTTCATAAACTGGCGCTTGCTGTGCCCATGGATTTCTATTGATTAGATCTTCATTCTTATATCCTCTTATTCTTATTTTTTCTGAAGTAATAGATTCATCAAAATATGGAGATAGATGAGAATAACGAATTATTTCAGGAGTTATACAATTTCTGTCATTTGGAAATCCTCTTCCAGTTAAATGAATATTATTTTCGCTGAAATCAATAAAAGTTATATCTCCAGCAGAATCAGCTTTTTTATTTTTTTGTTTTGTTAATGAATCTAGTCTTAATCTTTCAAAAGATCCAGACGTAACTTTTTCATAATTGTAATTTGATAGAGGATTATCAACTCCTAAAGATTGATAATTTTTTATATGTTCTGCCCATTCATTTTCTTGGAATGATTTTGACCAAAATCTAAGTTTCATAGCTCTGCCATCAAACGTAGTTACACGTGCGGCGTTGTTCGAAACTTGCGATGTATTATTTAAAAATCTATATGAAGTTGATGAACCAGCTGAGATCGTTTGATTAGATCCTAAACAAATAAAAGATCCTGATGCGTTAGTTCCGTGTGTCGTATCTAAAGTTCTAAACACGTTCGAATTTAGCGGTGAAGATGATCCTGTAAGTTCATAAAAATAAGATGATGTAGAGATTAAATAATTTATTTCTCCTTCATTTTGAAGACCAACTCTTAAAAAGTATGAAGATGAAACGACGGAGTCAATTGAATCATTTCTTTGACACCCGAAAGAAACATTCCAAATATCTCCTCCGAATATTGCTCCTTCTGGTAAATCCAAAGATAAATTCAAAAGTGGAGCCGCCGAATTATTTCCTGGTCTTAAGAATAATGAAACTTTTGGAGATGCGCTATAGTAACCCACTAAGTTAGCTACTAATCCAGGATTTTGTATTCCAGATCCAGTCACACATAATCTTGCAAGGCTTTGAGTTGTAGAGTTTAGTGGTACTGTATTTAAATTATATTTGTAAGAACATTCGAACGTCCAAGATCCCGAAGTAAGCAATCCATCATTCATAGAATTTGATATTCCGTGAGGAGGATATGACACCTTTTGAACGAACGTTCCTTCAGGGTAAGGATATCCAACTTCAACTCTAGATCCAGATAAAAATTGTGATGTTATAATGGATCCCGTTGAAAAACTAATAATTCCTACGACGTCAGATTTTGTCTCGCGCGCATTTAACATTTTTTTGTAATTCGCGCCGCCATATTCTCTAAATCTCATACTTGCATCTGGTTCTATTCCGATTGACCTTATAAATGCTTTGATACTATGCTGCGTTCCCTTTGATCGAATTACAGCAGGAAGATTTATTAATATTCTTCTTAATATTTCATGCTGAACTGATTGAAGTGATAAGCTTTCATTTCCTTTTGTCAATGGATCTATGTTTTCTGCAGAAACATACTGTTCAATCGTAGATGAAGTAAAAAGTGGAGGCAAAAAGAACCCATAGTGCTTTGCAATATCTAATAAAAAATTGTTAGGTATGCTTTTGTTTATTTCATAGTCTACTGTTTTTAATGTGCTAAAAGCGTCTAAAAATAATTTAATTTCATCAAAAAACTTAGACCAAATATAAAGTAAGGATAACATGACTTGAGCATTGTTCAATTGACCTTGTCCCGGTATCCCTTGTCCTCCATAAGAAGAACCGTCTTGATCTTCTGATGTTAGACCTTCTTCGGTGGCTCCTTCTATAAGATAATGCCTTGGTATAAGTTTCGTGATTATATTCGGATTTTCTGAATCATAACTTGATGCGCTGGTCAATAATTCTACGTTGAGAGTTATGACATCTTCATATGCAGGGAAAAGAACAGGAGATAAACTGTCTTTTTCATAAATCAAATTACTTGTTTCATCTTCAAACGCGTTTTCTCTTAAGCTTCCAGTAAAATTTGAAATATAAGCATGTAAAGAATTTCCAGAGCTATCTAAAACTATAGAGTTTACTAAATCATTAGTAATCGGTGATAAAGGAGGTGGAGGTTCATTGAATTTATAATAAAGTTTTAAATCAGGAGTAGAATATATCGATTTTTTTGCGTAAGACTTTTGTTGATCTAAGGTTCTTACTGAATGAAATATTCTTAATTCATCAATGCTACCAGAAAGCGTTTGTTGAGGCGTAATCGTTGACCCAAGGGTTTTATATGCCGATCCACTTCCTACCAATAAATCAGCATAGCTTATATTCAAATTTCCAATTTGAGTTTTGTTTGAAGATTCTGCAACAAGAGATTCTTGGTTGTAAAGTTTTAAATTATGTAATCCAGAATCTCTATCAAAAACGAAACATAAATGATTAAATACCCCTTTTTCTATATCCGTAGACACGGACATAGTAGAAGAACCCGAAAATACATCAAAAGTTGTTTGAACAACAGATGTTGAAACCGTAGGAGATAACCTCACGGAAAATCCATGATTGTCATCAGGATTAATTTTCTGTAATATAATTTGTGTTCCATCAGTAGAAATTTCAGGAATTTTTAATTGCATTTCTATGCTTAAAGAATCATTAATTCCTGGACTTATGACTGAAGATTCTGCTGTTGCTTTGGGGCTCAGGCCTGGAAACAACGATCCTGGTACGTCTTTTACAGCGATATATGTTCCAAGACTGGGGGATGTTTCAGTTAATTGAGTTCCTGAAAAATGTAATTGTCCATGAAATTTTGGGAATCTATCAAAAACCCACTTGTCAAATCCCGTTAGATTTGAAAAAAAATCTTCTATTTCTTTTCTATTTCCATCAAAAGGAAATCCGTTGATGATTTGTTCAAAAGCTAAATTGACCTTAGCTTCAGCTGACATAAAAAACGTATGATTCTCAAACCTTGACCAGTCGACGTTTAATTGTTGAGTTGATTTTAGTCCAGTTCCTTCTACAGAATAACCGAACGCATTTTCATTATTAATATTTGATCCAGAAACATCTGAAAAAGAAAGAGAAATTGATCTTCCACTTTTTGAAGTAGAATTCAAAAACGATGGAATATAAGGTGAGGGTTTGTAATTTGCCATTTTCAGTTAACCTGGGTGTCACTAATATTGAAAATATTTGATACGGATTTAAATACTTTTTTTGTTCCGCCTAAAATTAACATAACATCAATAACGTAACTTCTTTCTTTTACAAAGTTTGAAGCATCCAAGATGAAATACATTCCATTAGCATCGCTGCTTATTCTTGTTGATCCATGCGTTTCATCAAATCCAAGAATTATTTCATTAGTTAAAACATCTCTTATTTGATAGTAAGCTTTGCGAACAACAATACCAGATAATTCTACTGGCTTTTTTACAAGTTTAATGTAAGGTGATGTGTGGTCGAAGACATTAACTCTAACAAAGATATTTTCATTTGATCTATGTAAATCTTGTAACCCAGATGTTGTTACTACATAATTTTTAAAATCTATTGCAGAATTAGAGCGTTGCGGAGGATAAACTGTTATTTTGCTGCCAGTAAAATATGCAACTGATTCATCTAACGATAACCAAATAGGAGTAAATGTAACTGATCCAGAATAAACCAGTTCTTTATATAACGTTTGGTTCGTTTGCTGGATCGTAAACGAAGCAGAGTATAACCCTACTGAATAGTTTAATCCGTCAGAGTGTTGAGAACCAGTAAAGAAAATTGAATAATTTCCATTTCCTGAAACTGCAGTTACTAATTTCAGCAACAAGCTATTAGATCCAGTTATTGAAGTTGAGTTTGATCCGCTTGTTAAATTCGCTAATTCACCATGAGAATAATTTCGTAAAAATATCGTAGAGTTTTGATCGAAACGAAGATTTTGAGTATCGTCTTGTATGGAATCATCATATTTTACGATTAACCTTGGATGTTTTGTAGCATCATATGCTGTTCTACTAGAAAATCTTTTTACGAAATAAGAATATTTGTCTTCTTCTTGAGAAGATTTTAACGATAATCTAAATCCACTATCTGGCAAAACTCCAGCTAAAGTCGCAGAAACTATCTTAGTGACATTTACTACAAGATCTTCCTCACCAGTTGTGAAATGTTGAGTAGCTTCTAAACTTGATCCTCCTAATAAAGCAGAAGCAGTGATATAGTCACAGATTTCTTCTGCTCCTCCTCCTTTACCAGATCCTGATAATTCCCAAGCACTTAATAAAGATGCAGATATAAAATTACAAACATCGTAATCAGAGTAATAAACGACATCTCTTCCCACACCTTCATCAAAAGATTTAGACAAAGGAAATATTGAAACGTCAAAATTTGTTGGAGTTGTTTGTCCTCCGTATACATCAAAAAGCTTTAATGAGCAATTAAAAGTGCTATGATTGATGTTAATTGAGTTAGAAAAAATTAAATCTTTTATTGGTTGTAAATCAAAGTGTAATAATATTCTGCTTAACTCAAGATTAGGAAGAGAAGGATCATTGTTTGTAAATGTCGTGCCATATAACTTGAACAAATCTAAAGTTCCAGCTGCACCTACATTCGATCCTGTATGAAAAGAACCAGAACTAGCAATTTTTATAAATCTGTTAGTTAAATACGAATCTTTATCTGCTTTTAAAATTTTGTACATATTACAAAGCAGTCCTTCCTACTATATCAAATTCTGGATATTTAAATTCAAAAATTCCACCTTCAGGAGGATACAAGATTCCTCTTCTGATATTGTTTTTCACGTCGATGTTTGAATCGCTATAGGCTCTTCCGTTCACTATTCCGATCATATTTTTAAACTGTATGTCGTTTATAGATACGACTCCTTGAGCAGAATAAATTAAACTTTGAATTTCAGATAAAACTATTGGTTGGTCAATATAGAATCTAGTTCTATCAAATTGATCAACAAGGGCATTTATGATCGTCTGTAATACAATTTGTTGGTTCAATGAAGGATCAATTACTACGTCAAACTGGAATGATAAATTGATTATTCTCGCATCAAGAACGTCTATTGCATCTGTTATTAAACGGTATGGAGCTAAATACTTTTTTATGTTTTCTTTTAGGGTATCGGGCGCTTGAACTAAAGAAGATGAAGAATCTCTGCAAACTATAAATAGTTGAGTTGATAAAGAATTAATAGGGTTAGATTTCACAGCAGCTCTAAACGGTCTTCCAAAATTTGATGGAATTGAATAAATTCTTGCAAGCAAATCTTCTCTAGTTACTATTCTTTCTTGAGAATTTCTTATTGAAGGTATTAGAGCTCTTAGTTCTTCAATTGATGGTGCATCTTCACCTCCAGCAGCTGAAACTGTGTTTGTTACTGAAAAACTTCTTCTTACGAAGTTTATTATTTCTAAACTAGGATTCAATGGAAATTCTAATGATACTTGATTTACAGTTGTTAAATTATTAGGAGGAATGTTATGGCTTAAGCCTCCTCCATGTCTGTAAGTTACAGAAAGTATAGAATTAGGAGCATAAACCCCTAAAGTTCTTGTATTCAAAAGTTTTAAAGGATTTATTGAAGTTCTTGAAAAAGTCTTTGAATATGGAAATGAAATTGCAAAATCAGAAGGATCAGGAACTACGTCATCTTCTATACTGTTATCATCTCCTCCTCCTAAAATAAGAGTCGTTGTTCTACTTGATAAATCAACGGTGCTAACAAATCGATATGGAGCAGGAACAACTTTTAGAGCATCTGAGACTTCATTAGAGTCATCAGACGTATTAAGAACATTTTTATACACTACGTCATCTGTCATAGTGCTGACTTCATAGTATGAATTCCCTAAACTGTCATTAACAGTCAAGATATCAGTAACGTTGCTTTGAGCTAAAGTCACGGATCTAAATGGAATAAATTCTCCAAGATTAAATGTTTCAGTGATCTGCGTTCCTGAAATACAAATTCCTTTTGCAGCCATTGTAAAAGTATTAGGAGTACCATTTTGATTCAATTTCCCAACTTTGATTTCAGCAGAATATCTTCCATCAGAATTTTTTTTGGCAAAATCTACATCAGCAAGAAGTATAAAATCAATTCCTGTAATAGAACTAAATATTGAATTTACTTTAACTATCGGTAAAGCGCCAGGTCGCGGGATGTACTCACCTTCTGATAAAATTGCAGGTACTTCAATAAAAAAAGTTGCTTCTACAGTTGCAGGTGAAGCCCCAGTTATAGGAACTCCTGCTGATCTAATAAGCCTTTCAATATTCGAAGTTTCAATGGCTGTGTCTGGATCTAATTCGTTGTATTGATGATCCATATAAAATGACATAACGTCACCGGTATATGCAGCCATATCTAAAAGCAATCCGCCCAAGGAAGTTTCAGAAAAATCCTGCATTCTATCAGGATAGTATAATCTTGCGTATTGAATTAAATTTGCTCGCAACGCATCAAAATCTTTTGCAAGATAGCTTCTGTTTCTAAATTGTTTTAATGCTGTTTTTGCCATTTTACGTCACATACATCGATATTTGAAGTGCTTTATTTTGTACACCGAGCCTTAAGACATCATAAGTTATTGTAATTTTTAGTATACCTACATCTTGATTTTCTTCTCTGTCAATTGAAGAAGAAAAATTTTTTAAATTTACGAAAGGCATCCATCTAGAGACAGTATTTCTTATTCTGGCTATTGCCTCTTCATCGAAAGAATCAATTGATGTAAATTCTGATGTCAGTTCTTTTAAATTTGCGCCAAATTCATATATTCCAAGTCTTTCGCCCCAGTTTGTAAGTAATAAATTTCTCAAATTATCATGAATTTGATCTGCTGCATTATAATGCATAGCAAAAATATTTCTATCATCAAGTTTTAAAGGAGTTTTTATTCCGACAGGGGTTTGAGTAGTCTGTAAAACTTCAGCTTCATTTATAGTAGCCGTTTTTCCTACACTTTTAAATTTATAGACAGACATGGAATATCACCGGTAAATATAACCAGTTTAATACTTCATGACCGCAATTAGTTTTTTATCAATTTTTTATTATTTCGGATTGATCGGTTGCTGCGGGGTGTCAATTGCTAATTTTCCTGGTTTAGATTCTGCTTGAGAGTTACCTGCGGCAATTTTAACAGGTTTGGGAGGCGGTTTAAACATTCCTGGAAATGTTACATGACCTATCCTGTCTAAAACTCCAGGGTTTTTTATATAAGTCGTTAATGTATCATTAACGATTGTTTTATCCATATACGAAGCAGCTATAGAAGCTAATGGGCTGTCATTTTCTGCTTTATTACAAAAATTATCCGTTTTAAAAATTCCTATTATCCGTCTCTCAGATGGGTGACTTCCTATTGATACTGAATTGTTGACGTCTGCTTTATATTTTAAATTATTCGTTCTTGCCATGATCGTAGCACCAATAAAAAACCCAGGACCGCTTCGGTTATCTGGCGTCACGGACTGATTGGTAGTATTTACATATCCTAAATCGTGTTCTGTCGACAAAATTGCTGAAGGTGAAGGAACTTCTAATGTTCCTTCAAGTTTAAGATTGCCTATAGATATTGCTGCGGCTAATTTTGACGGTGCAGCTCCATTTCCTTCGAAGGCTGCAAATGCTTGATCTGCTTCTGCTTGTGAAATTCCTCCCTGTAACAAAACAAACTTTTTTGCATCTCCAGATGGTGCAGTGGCTGCTTGTAATAACGCTTTTACTGATTCTTTATTCGTGAAAGTATATGGTTTTGAGCTCGGTTTTAGATTATTATCATCTAAAGATCCACCCTCTATTCCAAAAATAGATTTTGCTAACTTTGGCGGTTGATTGTTACTTAGACTATTATGTTTATATCCAGCTTCTCTATCCTCTGATACTAACAAAACGTGCTCACCGTTAGTTAACCAATCAGTTCCACCAGCTATAGGTTTAGTTTTTACGATTAACATCGCGTCTCCTTTTTTTAATGAAGGAAAACCGGAAGTCGGTGAGTTGGGATTATAAAGCATTGCGCCGATATCCTTTCCGTAAAGATATGCTCTTTCTTCTCTATCTTTTAAATAAGGAGCTAAAAAGGAAAGATTTTTTTGAGGTTTAGCTTTTCCATTTTTATCAACTTCAAGAGACCAATCTCCGCCAAATTGAACGGTAACTACTCCGTATGGATCAGATTTTTTTTGATTTTTTAATTCGTTATAATTTGTATTGTATATCGATTTTTCTCCAGCATATTTTTCTAAAAGTGCTTTAAATCTTTCAACTGTCATGTTTTCGTTATCAAAAGAATATCCCAATGAATCTTTTAAATTCCTCAATTTTGCAGTTAAAACTCCGTCATCACCTTTTATAAGTTCGTATAGATCATTAATTATTGCTCTTTTTCCATCAGGAGGCTTAACAGGATCATAATTTTCTGAATCTTCTGAAACCCAACGATAGTTTCTCATCAGTCCAATATTTTGAATTACTTGTACTGCAGTTCCATGAGCATATAACGACAAGAAAAAAAAGTTTAAAGCGCCTGCAGCTTGATAACAACTTCTAACAAACATTCCACACGAAGATAAGTTTCCTGCGCTAAGTTCACAAAGTTCAAAAAATCCGTTTAAATTATTTGCGGGTATTGAATCTAAATCTTCTAGAGGACGATAATCAGAAATGCCTTCGATATTCTTCGATTTTTCTTTATCTAATCTTAATGGACCAGTAGACCCATCCCGTTGCACGATTGGCTCGCCGTAAACATTTAAATAATCTTTAGGAAAATCTCTAAAAAACACCTCAGAATAAAAAAGACCTTCAAGATATCTTGTTCTTTGAGAAATATCACCATATGATGAGCCATTTAATCCAATAGCTCTTTGATAAGCTTTTTCGCTTGGTAAAAACTCTTTTTGTTTAGGAGGCTCTTTTCTTTTTTTAGGTTTATATTTGTTTTGTGGTTCAGCGCTGCTTGTTTTTTGAGTTATTGCAGTTGTTGCAGATCCTGGTGCCGAACCAACAGTGATAGATAGAGCGCCGACGAAAGTCATTTCTGCAATTTTTGCAGATAAAACAGCTTGCGCAGCTTTTTCAAGATATGACGTTTCTTTTGGCTGAGGACCTGCCATTCCAGAGTTTTTAACAATTTTTCCAATATCTCCAACAACCTTTCCTGGATCTGCAAGTTTTGTAATTAAGCTTGGAATTTTGCCTATTACTTCTGTAAGAACTTTCGGTAGATTTTCGAATGCAGAAAATTCTTTTGCAGATAAATCTGAAAGAACGGCTTCAGGGGGTTTTGGAGAATTTGCTGCAATTTGCTCTGGCGTTAGATTAACTATAAGCTTTTGGTTTGGATCTTGGGATGGTAAAGAAAAGCCAGGGGGTGGGGGAGGAGGAAGAACTATTGGCGGAGCTGGTGGAGGAGGAGATGGTGGAGCTTTTTTTTCTATCAACGATTTTATTAATTCAACGGGGCCTGTTGGAGAGAGAAATTTGGCTTTTGTAGAATCATCTCCTGAACTTACTAAATCTCCTATTAATTTTTGAGGAAGTTGCCCAGCAAAGTATGGAGTAAAACCTCCAGGAAAGCTTGGAGTTGGAATTTCAACATTAAACCCGGATCCTGCTATGGCTATTGGATCAGCAACGGCTGGTAATAAACTAAAATTTGGAGTTAAATTTAAATCTTTTGCTAATTTTTCGTATCGACCAAGCCAATTTTTATGAAATGCTGAATAGATTTTTTCATCTTTTAAATAATTCTCATCTTTTTCGATCAAGTCTTTAAATGTCGGATCAGGCGGTAGTACTTCAGGAAATGGTATTGGCGGTTTTTTTTCAGCAGGTATATTTTCTGTTCCATATTCTAAAACTAATAAAACTTGAGAAATGAAACTATTTTTTGCTTCATTCGTCAATTTTCCATTTTCATCTAAAATGCCTACGTCTTGTTGACAACTCATAATGTTTATCAATTATTTAATTAAAACTTTGTTTGAATATGTCCCTAAATCGAGTGCAGCCGATTGAGGCAATGCAGGTATGTTTCCCGTTGGAGATGGATTTGTCGATCCAGCAACTTGACCTCCGTCTGTCGTTAACAAAGGGCTTCCAGCGACTCCACCGTTAGACGCTACGACTGGTTGAGACGTACACACAATTCCTTTGTTTGCGTCATCACCGCCAAGTTTAATATATCCCATATCAGAAGGTTCAAAAACTATATCTCCATTTGATTTTATTGTTATTGATGCCCATTTTTTTGTTTCATTTTTTTCTGTTTTTATTCTATTGACATTTAAAGTTTGATTTTCATCATTCGTCAATCCTGGTTCATATTCACCTTCAGAATATGTTACGTCTTCTTCTTCATATCCTGTTACTAATATTTGAACGTCTGATCTAGCAAATATTCTTACCTTATCTGACTTAATAATAATCCCAGCATCTCCGTTTGCGGAATCTGTCACAGCAGGATTTTTTGATGAATTTTTTTCTATCAAACCCAACGCTTCATCAATTTTTGTATTTTGAGAAATATAGATTCTGCTTCTGTCATTAAAAAAATCTGGATTTCCTTCATTTTGAAATTGAGTTACAGAACTTTTATCTTTTGCTAATTCTTCATTTTGAAGATGATTGATTACTTTTTGACCTGAAGTTAAAGGTTTTTGACCTCTACCCGTGACTATATCAATAGCTCCTGCATTTCTTTTTATAAATTGTGGATCAATTGTTTCTTCATTTGCTACTGTGTTAGCACCGGTATTTGGGTCTTGCTGATATTGTGCTAATTCTCCAATTCTATCTCTTCCTAAAACTATTAAAGCATTATTACTTCCTTCTAAAGCAATATCTCCCGGTCTTTTTCTAAAACGTGGAATAGATTCATAAACAGAAAGTTTTCCAGCATCAGATTGAGTAATAATTCTTTCATATTCTTCAGAATCTCCAGATATTATAGAACTTTCAGGAGAAACTAATGCAGATTCATTTTCTATAACTTCTGTATAGACGCCGTTTTTAAAATGATATCTTGGCTTTTTTATCTTATCTTGGTGTTTTGCTGCAGCTGTCGCGTTTTCTCCTGAAGCAAAAAACGTTCTTTCAAATTCTCTTGGAGGATGCGAATGATTAACGTCATCAATATGTCCAGGACCTACAATCGAGCTAATCCAGTATCCTAAATTTTGTTGTTGGGTCAATGATTCAAACATGACCCAAACATGTTCTCCTGCTTTACAAGGCATAGCTAGTGCAGAAGAAAATAAAGGAAATAAAAACATTACATTAAGATCAGACGCTGTTTTATTTCCATTTCTTGAGTTAAAAATAGGTTTTGCTAAAATAGAATTTCTTGGTAAAGAAGAATTTAACGCATATTTTGCATTTCTTATTACGCCATATAAATTTTCCAATTGAGAAATTTTATTTTCATCTATTATATTTGGATCAAATATTGTTTCTAAAACAACCCATCTTTGAAAAACTGGGGGTAAATTTAAATCATTTTGTTTTAAAGAATTATAGATAGAGTTTGTGTAATTGTCTCTATTAAAAAACCCTTCCGCAATTCTTGTTGAGTCTGATACTGACATATTAGTTTTTAATCTTATCGAATAAATCTTCTGGATTTATCGTTTCAGCTGCAATTTCTGCTCTAGCAACAAGTTCTGCAAGTTTAATTAATTGATCATTTGCTTTGCTCATCCTTTCAATATAGGATGAAATAGCTCTACCATGGACGGCATGTTCAGTGCTCTTATCTTGAACTATCATTACTAATTTCGTGAACATTATGTAGGCATTTTGACGATCACAAATTGCATTTTCATAAATCT